TGTCTTTTTTATACCCTGCAGCATATCCCATACGACCTGTAACTGACTCCGCATGTAAACGGAACCATTCCATAAGTGCTTGAGAAGCAGAAGGACCAATTGGATCTTTAAATTGAACTTTAATCTCTTCCCACTCAAATTGACCAGCAACATAAGTTTTTGTGTTCAAGAAAGGAATTTCAACTGATTTAATTTTAGCAGATGGTCTCGCTGTGGAGAATACATACCACTCATTTATTCCTAAAGATGATGGGAATCTTAGGATAAATCTATTTTTTCTTTTCGGTTCGTAAGGAACCGGCATTTTCATTAATAAATCTGCCATATTGTATTTGTTAAAGTTTTTAAGTTATTTACTTTCTTATAAATATATCTATATTGGAAAATAATTTTATTTTAAGTTTTTTATTGGAAATACTTGTTTATGTCAATTATTTTTCGTAGTTTTTTACAGGCTCCAGTATCTAGTTCCAGTTTAATACTCTCCTTTAATAATTTAATATTTCAATAATAAATACTAGTATATCTAGTTCCAGTATTCTGGGTATAATATAATAGTATAATTGTTATATAATATGGTTCTACGTGGAGCATTAAAAAAGAGTACCATTTCTGATACTCTTCTTATTTTTATATATCTCCTTTTAGATTAGATATTTTCAAATGAAGCTCCTGTTGGAGTGATTACAAATTCCAAATCAATGAATTCTAAAGAACGAGTTGGTTTGATGTAAATCTTACCTCTTAATGTGTTAGCATCGATGTCCTCTGGGTCATTAGATACACTTACACGGAAGTCATATAAACCTCTTTCTTTCTTAATTGATTCCAAGATAGGGTTTACCAATCTTAAGAATTCTTGTCTTACTTGGTCGTCATTTTGTTCAAATAATAACCTTACAGCGACTGCAGATATCAATTTTCTTGCTCTTAATAATAATCTTCTTACGTTGATTCTATCTAAAGCTGACTCTCTAACTTGTAACGTTTTGTTACCCCATATAATGGTACCTGTATCAGAGAATGTTGCAATTGGGTTGATTCTTGCTTTATATAACTCATCTCTTTCGTCAAGAGTAAGTTTCTTTTGAGCTTTGATTGCGTTTACTAAACCTCTACTATAACCCGCAACTGCAAACCAAGGATAAGATACGTTGTCAGTTAAAGCAATATTCTTAACAACCTCACCTGTTGGTGGGATGAATAATTGAGTTGCGTTATCTGTATCTCTTACTTGAATCCAAGGCCAATATGTTGCAGAGTAGTTAGAATCAACCGCAATACCGTCTAAATCGTCAATAACATTAGAAGCAATAGTTTCATTTGGGGCTCCGATGATATAAATTGAATCGGCTCTATCGGTTTCAATCATGTCAATTGCTTGAGTTGTTAATGAACTATGGTCGTAGAAGTTAATACCTGGAGTTGCAAATACGTTAATATCTATAGCTTCAGGATTAGCATACGTATTAATACCTTCTAAATACGCGTAATAATCAGAGTTTCCTGATGCGGTATCAAATAATCCACCATTTGTTGTAAGACCTGAAATATATATTAATTTTCCAAATATATAACCATCACCATATGTTCTTACTTGTCTGTAGATATCCCAACCATCAAAACCACCACATACTGCAAATGTAAATTTACGGTAATTAATATTGGTTAATTTGTTGTTAGCGGCGTCTGTTTGACCTTCCAAATCATAACCCGTTGTTTGATATGTTGTACCTGTAATTGAAGATGCATTAGTTGATAAGTGAAATCCATCAGTACTATTCAATGTTCCTGAACCTTTATATTTGAACAAATCTGCGTCAAAACTAAAATTACTATCTGAAGATAAACCTAAAGATGTTTTTCTATATTTGTCACCGTTACTTGTTGTTGTACCATAGATTGTTTCACCTGAATCAAAATAATTAGTTTTATAAAGAACATTACCTAATTTTGTTGACCCTGATAATACTGCATTTTTAAAACCTTTAAATCCTGCAGGGAATGCATTTGATGGTGCGTTAGAGTCCATACTTAACATAATATATTTAGAATTCAAAGTATATTCACCATTTGATGTTCCTACTTTTCTTGCCACATATCCCGCAACATCTGGATTCATTGAACATCTTGAGAACTTTTCCAAAACAACCATATTTTCGTCCGAATCATTAAAATCTCTAACTAATATATCAAATTCACCTGTTTCAATATTAATATTTTGAATTGTAATTTTAACTTCCTGATTTGCTGCGTCACCGTCGGAAATTGTAATAACATCAAATAAATCATCAACTTTACCACCGCGGACTTCAGAAACTACAGTAGGAGACATTGGTGTATCCCAAGGATTTGAAAAATTGTCATTTTCAGCGTTATATACTTCAGTAAAACTTAAACCACTAATCATACCTTGGTGATATAAATTTTTAGTTAAGTTTGGATATACTTCGTGAACATATAAAGGAACATCACTTCTATCTTTATCATATGGACTTGTTCCTAAAACTTTAGTTATATATTTTGGTGATGTAACGTCTAAACTACAAGTAAAAACTTTAGATCCACCTGTTGCACCTGTAACATGAATATCAAATTCAGATAATGGATTAGTTGTTAATGTTGCACCACTAAGAACGAAGGATGTATTTCCAGTAACTTCAAATACTAAAGTTTCTCCTGAATAATGTCCTCTTGATCTTAATGCTACCACTACAATATCCGCATCTGTACCTAATGTTTTAATACCGAATGTTTTACCTGCTTTATAACCTGTCTTTCCTAATACTCTTGTTACAAATAATTGATTTGACTCTTGTAAATAAGATTTTGCGACATAACCTAATTCATATTTTGGATTACCATTACCATCTTTTTCTGGTGATGTTCCTCCGAAATATGTTTTAAATTCGTCAAAATTTGAAATTAATATTGGTTCATTAGCTGGACCTTTTAAGGTTTCTCCCACTAATCCCAATGTTGTAACACCTATACTTTGTGCTACGAATGTTAGATCCTTCTCTGATGTATAAACACCTGGAGAAACGAATACTCTGTTTGAATTTGCCATCGATTGTTGTTTGGTTAAATTGTTTTATTACTTATCTTATAAATATCTTTGTTTTCACCAAAGATTTCCGAACTTTTCTTAAAAAGATAGTTATTTATCTTTAATTATCTTTTATATGGAAAACAAACAAAAAAATGTCAAAATAGGTGAGAAACACCACGAAATGTTAAAAAATTATTGTGATAAAAATGGATTAAAAATTTATAAAGTACTTGAAAAACATATTGAAGAACTTTGTAAACCTAAAAAGAAAGACATTTATGGGGACGATTAGTATAAATAAGATATACTTATTTTTGAACCCACTATAGGGTTATTATTATATGTGATTTCTTTATCTCCTGTAATATCAAAGCCAATTAAATCTTCTTCAGCCAAACCATTGGTTTCTACGGTTATCAAACTATTGATTGAATTACTTAAATTAAACACTCTTGAGTTAGTATAAATAAACTCTTCTTTTTCAAATTGTAATAATTTACCCTTGTTGTCTAAAATTACACTATTGGTTCCTTTATAAAATTGTACCGTTATTATTGAGTTCTTTATAGGTGGAGTAAAAAATGTAATTGTACTTGTGTAGTTTATAAATGTAAAATTTAAATCTCTTATTTGACCTATACCGTTCATTGAAACTGAAAATAAGGTTCCGATGTTAGTTCCAACACTAAATTTAGTTTGTATTCCGTCCGCGATAAAACTGACCGTTACTATATTAACCGCCATATTTTGACTCTGACTTGAAACTACATTATCTTTTATAAATTCGTACATAGATTATGGTTTAATACAAATACCCTACTGATATGTTTGAATTTAGGGACGGTTTATCTGATAATATAATGAATGAACTATCATCTGAAACTATAAACCCAATACCTTCTTGTTCTGCCAATCCGTTAATCTCAACAGTAATTACACTATTAATCATTTGATTTGTATCAAACATGGGTCTATTAATATCACCATTAAATAAAGGTTCGGTTCCAGTATATTGAAATTCTTCTCTAACAAAACTAAAAATTCTACCTGATGTCCCAACTATTCTACTATTCTTACTTTTGTAATAAACAATAGTAATTTTACTTCCTGCCGTTGGAATATATGGGTTGACAAATTCTATTTTTGAGGTGTAAGCAATATGTAAATAATTTACATTCTTTGTTTGTAATACATCATTTATATAAACTCCAAATAATGTACCAATACTTTCCCCTACGTCAAACACACTTTGAAGTCCGTCTCCAACTAAGTTTACAGTTTGTATTATTTCATTAGTGTTAACAACTTTATTAATATTAAATTTGGGATTATCTTTTATAAACTCAAACATGGTAAATAATCTGTTAATTGCGGGTTTTACTTGGAACTCCTCACTATCAATCAAATAACCCAACATTGTAAATTGATAATTTTGAACGTAAAATCTACGTCCGTCAATTGTTTCAATCGGACTATTATCTTCAATCTTATCAAGAACAATAGGAATATAATGTCCTTTAATCATTGTGTAATCTTGTCTTGATGCAAAGTGACGTAATATGATTTTATTAAACTTGTTTAAATCTCTAAATTTATTACATATAATTGTTACGTCATATGTAATATCCACAGGGATAGGTTGTGGTATTGTGTAAATGTCCGCACCCAATTGTGAACCATTCCAATTCGGAACTGAAGCGTAATAAACTTGATATCTGTCAGGTATTGTTCTTTGAACCGATGGATTTGTTCCAAATTGAACGTCGGGTTTTCTAATGGTTGCAATAAATGGAAGTTGCATATTCCCGTCGTCGTCGGTAAATGACCAATTCTGCATAAACTCACCCCACCTTTGTATTGTTAATATCTTATCAATAATTGGGATTTGTTTACCGTCAGTTACAACCTTAAATGTTTTCGTAACATAATCTAACATACCTCTATCCAAATCATCATGTAATATAGAATCAGGAAGATTTGTATCTGATTTGGTAATATTATCCAAAAGTTCCTGTCTCCTTTTAGTGAGTTCATTTCCTTTATAGATTTCAATATTTGTTTTTCTTTTAGGTATTCCCATGTTATACTCCTCTAAATGTATTGTCTTGTACTGCTGTACATACAATGTTTCTATAATATGGTTTGTATCCAAACATATTATGTTTATTATCTGATGTTACTTTTCCATCATTTGAAACGTTATAATATCTTGTTCTTGTTTCAGATTCTGGATATCCAATGAAATCTCCGTATTTTATGTCAACCTTTAATTCTTCCAAATGTTTTATATAAACCGATAATGTCATATTACCCGGTTCGTTGTATCTTAATAGTCCACCTTTATATGAACTGTTCTTTGGTTCCTCTATTTTAACCAACGCGTAAAACTCAATTGGTGGGAAGTATTTAATTTCATCTACCCCAACTTCAGCGTAAACATCGTCGTTTTCTGTTTTTTGTTTATCAACACGATATAGCACCAATTTTATCCCCAAATCACCATGAAGGTATTCCTGACCCATTTGAATATTTAAATCAAAGTCATCCTGAGAAAGGAATTTGGACATTCTCGTAATAGGTAGTTTATTATTCATATCCTTATAAATAGTTTAATCTTTCATTCTATTTAGTTATATTATATATATTATATGGAGATAAAAATTCCCGAGATTGAAGCGAGAACTATATTATTAACTTACGAAGGTTCCAATAACCAATTATTGGATTGGAAAAGAAAGATAGATGAGGTTAAAAATTTTAAGTTAACAAGACCCCAAGCTGAATATGTAATGAAATATTACGAATTGAGTCCAAAGGTTGCACGAAAATATATTAATTTGGTTTCCACATTTGGAGAAAAAATTATGGAAGAAAGGTTATTACCCGTTCCCCCTGAAAAAATTTGGTGTGAAAAATTGTTGTGTGAATCTGATAAAGCGTTTCATATATGGGGTAAAGTTTTAGATAGTGACCAAATGAGTGCAATGTGGTTACCAAAGTCCGCAATTGTTCAAGACGAGAAAAAGTTAAATCGTGTAATTGATTATAGTCCATATGATAATCGTCCTCCTATGGAACACCAGAAGGTTGCTATTGAGAAATTATTAGCGAACAATAAGTTTATATTGGCCGATGATATGGGTCTCGGAAAAACGACGGCAGCGGTTATCGCGTCTATGGAGAGTGGTGCAAAGAAAGTTTTAATTGTTTGTCCCGCGTCTCTTAAAATAAATTGGGATAGAGAGATTAAAAATTATACAGATAGAAAAGTATTAATAGTTGAAGGTCGTAAATGGGGTTCTACTTTTGATTATTATATTATCAATTATGATATATTAAAAAATTATCACACCACAGAAAAAAGTGAAGATAGTGATGATTATAAATTATTGGTAAATGAAAAGTTTGATTTGGCAATCGTGGATGAAGCACATTATGTTTCAAACGCAACAGCGAATAGAACTCGTTTATTAAATGATGTATTGGAAACAATACCTAAAGTTTGGTTGTTAACAGGAACACCAATGACATCAAGACCAATTAATTATTTTAATTTATTAAAGATTGTTGATTCACCTTTAACATTAAATTGGCAATCATATGTTCGTAGATATTGTAAAGGTTATCAATTTACCGTCGGTAATAGAAAAGTGTGGAATACAAGTGGAGCAAGTAATTTAGATGAATTGAGAGAAAGAACTAAATCATATGTTCTTCGTAGAATGAAAACTGATATTTTAGATTTACCTGAAAAAATTGTTACACCTGTGTTTGTGGAACTTACAAGTAAGATGTACGACGAGGAATTGGAGGAGTTTACAAGAATTAGTAATGATAAAAAAGACAACGAAACTATTAGTGTTACCTTAAATCGTTTAATGAAAATTAGACAACTTATTGCTTACGAAAAAATTCCATATACTTGTGAGATTATAGATAAATGTTTAGACCAAGGAAAGAAAGTTATTGTGTTTACGAATTTTACAATGTCATTAGATATGTTACATGAGAAATACAAAAAGAACTCCGTAATATTAAATGGTAGTATGTCTAAAGAAAAGAAACAAGAGAGTGTTGATAGATTTCAAAATGAAGATAAGGTAAAAATATTTATCTCAAATATTATTGCTGGTGGTGTTGGTATTACATTA